GCACGGCAACCCCCGCGTCCGTCGCCTGCATGCCGAGCGTGTAGAGCTGCCCCGACGACCGATCGCCGTACAGGTGCAGCGAGTTGTTCTCCACCGCCGCCGATGCCGCCCGCCACGGACCGACCCCATCCGTGCTGGTCGATCGCTCATGCCACACGCCGCCCGTGATGTCGTACACCACCGTGCGCTGATCCAGCGTCGTCAGGCAGTAGAACCAGTGGCCGCGATAGGGATGGACGAGCGCCGTCAGGCTGACCGAGTTGTCACCAATGATGGCCTCAATGGCATGCGTCGAAATGCGCGCCGCTTTATACCCGTTCGAGCCATAGACCACCCCGTCGAGACCTACCCACCACACGCTCTCCTCGGCGCGACAGACTGCCTGCGGCGAGCCGGTGCCGATATCGATGATTCCCCCGGAGGCCCGGCGAAACGGAAAGTCGGCATTGCCACTGTCATACCAGACCTCGAACCCGGCCTCGCCCACGGTCCAGACCTGGCCGCGATGGGTGATGACCCGGCGGATGATGTTCGGCAGTGCATCGGAGAACGCGAAATCCAACGCATCGAACGAACCTGGATCGAGCACTCGCGACACGAACCACTGCGCCGTGTCGCCGAGCGACGAGAACGCGAAATACCCGTCAACGTATGTCACCGACGTGGCGCCAGGAAAGTCGGGGTCCGTGATCTGGTTCAACGGCTCGCCGGGTAAGTGCTTGCAGGTATAGGCACGCGGCGCGACGCACACGACCGCTGCGGTAGGCCCGGCGGCGATCGTGACAAAGCTGTTCCACGGCGATGTGCCGGCGTCTGCGGTGCCAACGTCCGCCAGCATCTCGACGCTCGGCGCCCCTCCAGTCGGGAATGAGATGCGATAGAACTCGGTGCCGCTGACCAAATACACCACGCCCGGCTGGTCGTCGTTCAGCGCCCGGATCGGCCCGGTGCCCACCGACAGGTAGCTCACCAGCCCCGGCGTAGACACCAGCGCTGCGGTCGTCCGCGCATCGGCCGGCTGCTTCTCCGCCATAATATTTATCAAACGTTTAGAGACTAAAGGTAAACTAGGATGTTCATAACTTTCGAGAGGAAAGGGGATCCTTTTCATGCCTGTCTTTGGAGACAGTGCCGTTTGTAATGCGGTAAGGGCCTCAGACATCCATCCGGCCTTCTCTTATGGCGTTTCGGACACGCTGGTATGCCTCGGCGGCCTCTTCTGGGGTGGCGAAACTGCCGATCTGTCTTAGTTTCCCGCCTGTATGGGTTCGGCTTATCCACCGCTTTTTGTGCTTGCACCAAAGCACACCAACAAAGCCTGATGTATTAGTACTGATCGGCCTTCTACCAACCTTCCACAATGATCCGCGTCTACGATTAGCGTTCTGTTCGCGTCGCGTTACCCATCGGCAGTTCTCTGGTGCATAAGGCCCGTCATTATCGATCCGATCGATGAATAGGTCTGCCCGATATGTGGGGAACATGTCCTTCTTGAAATTGAGGAATGACATCCACCGATCACAGATCACTATTCCCCTCGCTCCATAGTTCTTGTAGGCGCCGTTGTTTGGATTAGTGACGCGCTGGACCATGTTCTTCCACACTCGATGGAATGGATGGCCAGTCATGGTGTGACGGACATAGGGCATGCTCCGCCAGTAGCATGGAATACCTTTCCATTCCAGCGCCGTCTTCAGTGCGTCGAGCGTGTCGGACATCGGCGCTACACCACGTTGCTGACGACGCTCTTGGCTGTCCCCGTGCCGCCATCGAACGTGCCACCAGTGACATTGCCAGAGCAGACGTTGCCCATCACCACGTAGTGGTCGCCCGCCCCGGTGGCGACATAGATGCCATAATGCTGCCGATTAGGACCGAGCATCAGCCGGTGCCAGCCGCCGGGACCGCAGGTATTGCCGATGAGACGAAACCCGCTGACACCAGGCCCGACCGCGATGCCGTGGCCACCGACACCGGGTGGTGCCGCATAGTCGCCGATGTTGTTGTTGTACACCTGAGTGTTGCTCACTGACAGATTGGTGCCGCCGTTGAACTGGAACCCGTGAGCATAGTTCTGCAGGACGTGCCCGTCTGCCCAGGTGAACCCGTCGAGCCTGCAGCCGACCTCGACATGCACGCCACTTAGCCCAGCCGTTGCGGCCCAGCAGTTATTGCAGACGATGTTGCCAATGATGCCAGTGCCAACGGTGTGGAAATACCAGCCGTCCTGCGTCAAGGTATCCGCCAGGACCATATCGCAGAACACGAACGCGACCATGTCGCCATCTTCCGGCGCCATATGGACGCCGATCGTGCAGAGGATGATGTTGATGGCACTCAGATAGACCCCGGAGCAGTTCTGCAAGAGGATGCCGGTGCCACACTGTGCGATGTCGCCGTCTCGTGCGGTGAAGCTGACAACCGGAGAACCGTCGGCACCGATCCAGAAGGCAGAGCCGGTGCAGTTGGCAATGTAAAAGTCCACCCACCGGCACACACTACCATCGATGCCAGCCTCCACCCGAAAGCCCTGGTACGCATTGGTGAGCTGTATGTCCTGATAGGTGCAGACCGCTGCGCGTCCCGTCTGGCAGATACCGACGTGACCTGTCGCCTGCTGGCCGAATGGAACGAAGCCCAGGCTGGCAATCGATATGTAGGCCAGAGAGATGTCGGAGTGAACCAGCAGCCAATCGAAGGTTGAACCGGCGACCGGCTTGATAACCGAGGCGGCTCGCCCCATGCCAAGCAGCGACACGCCGGCCTTTGAGATGGTCAGTGTGGCACTGGTCTTATAATTCCCTGGCGGAAACAGCACCGTGCCACCTGTGGGCAATGTCTGCACGTAGTTGATGGCGGCCTGGATCTTCGCCGTGTCATCGGCCACACCGTCGCCCACCGCGCCATAGTCCTTCACCGACACCCACTCGCCGGCCTTGGCAATCACCGATCGGGTGATACCGCCGGTCCCTGGTGCGGTGTAGCTGTTGATATAGGTCTTGAGCGCCGTGGCCCCGAACCGACCCGATCCGGCACGTTCGCCGACAACCGAGGACGCATCGGTAACCGCACCGAGGTCGGGCATCTCGACAATACGGATGCTGTCGGTCTCCACGTACGGCGTGACGGTTCTCGGAGCAACCCGTCTGGTCGTAACAACGCTGGGCGATATCATACCTATTGACTCCGTAACAGATAAACTCCATACTTGATAGTATGAAGCTGGTTGCTGCCCTCAAAATGCTGCCATCACGCAGTCAGGCCGCGTGCCTGAAAGCAACGCTCCCTTCGGGGAGGATAGGTTACGCGAACAGGTGCTCCTCGATGTCGGTATGGACGGGGATGTAGTCGTCGGTCTGCAGGTGCGGCGTCACAGCCAGGAACGGAGCGCCGATCTGCCGCACGACGATGCGGCCGGTAGCCAGCACCTCGGCGCCGTAGGTGTCGTAGTTGAGCTGCACGGCCCAACCGCAGCGTCGTGGCCACGGCATCAGGGAACCGGACGGCAGGAAGAAATCGAACGCGCCGACGACGCCAGACGGATGCGTGCCCACCACGCTATGCAGCAACTGCCCGCAGCGTGGCAGCAGCAGGCCGTAGTCATCGTGCCAGCCCTGGATGTCGGCCCAGACGCTGAACACCGCGCTCGGCCCGCCGATGCCCCCTGTCAGCTCGATGCCCTGGGCACACGGATTGTCCGCATCGACAATAGTGACGCGCAGATAGAGGCTGTCGGCGACGGCGAGCACCAGATCGCGGCGCGGGATGTGCAGCATCGAGGTGCGCATATACGGCACCGTCATTGCGATCGAAGCCACGGCTTGCTCCTAGGTTGCGACGAACACCACGACGGTCGCAGTGGCAGGCGGTGTGGGCGGCGCTGTAGTGTCGTTGAGGATCGTGTCGCGCACCGGGTATTGCCGTGCGGTATCCTCCTGCACGATCAGCGGCGCCGGCCCACGGATCCGGACCGCCAGGAACGCTCAGGAACCCGTCCGCGCTCGCAGGGGCGCCGACAGCCTCCA